GACCAGTTTTGATTAAAAATTATTCTTGGGTTCTTGGATCTCAAACAAACGATTCGTTTGATCCTTGGAATCTGTATTTTAATCATACATCTATTAAGAAGAAGGTTGATAATTATTATTTGTTACGCTGTAAGTTGAAATTGAAGTTTGTAATTAATGCTTCGCCATTTCATTATGGTGTTATGCTTGCTGCTTACAAACCTTTACAAAAATTTTTGACACCAGCTATAATTGATACTATGCTAGGATCATCTGATTTTTGTAATGTTGGTTTTTCTCAACTTCCCAGAGTTTATGTTTATCCTCAAACTTCACAAGGGGGAGAGATGTCTTTACCATTTCTTTATCCAAAGGAATGGTTAGATGTTACTTCCGCTTCTGAATTGACAAATATGGGAACAGTTCACTTTCGACCATTAACAACATTGCAGTTTGCCAACGCTGGAGTTGGTGTGAATTGTAATATACAAGTGTTTGCCTGGGCTGAAGATGTTGTCATAAGCGGTCCAACCGTCAAATTGGCAATGCAATCCAGTTCAGATGAATACGGTTCGGTATCTGGTCCAGCTTCAGCAGTTGCTAACATAGCTGGGATGCTTGAAGGAGCTCCAGTGATTGGCAAATTTGCTACGGCTACTAGAATGGCTGCTTCAACAGTTTCGGGAATAGCAAAATTTTTTGGTTTTACTAATGTTCCAGTTATTGCTGATGTTCATGCTTTCACACCCAACCCATTTCCACAATTTGCTTCACCAGAGATTGGTACTGCTATTGAGAAACTGACTCTTGATCCAAAAAATGAATTAACTATTGATCCTAAATCTGTAGGGGTGGATGTGGGTGATGAATTACTCATTACTTCCTTTACAGAAAGGGAATCTTATTTGACTCAGTTTCCTTGGGCTATGTCTGATGCACCTGATAAAGTTCTTTTCTCCACACAGATCTCTCCTTTTATGGAAAGAATTGAGGCTGGAGTTAGACAAACCCTGATTAATATGACACCTTTATCTTTAGTTGCTCGGATGTTTGCTTATTGGCGGGGAGATATCAAGTTGCGTTTAAAATTCAATTGCTCCCAATACCATAAAGGGCGAGTTCGCATCTCTTGGGATCCTGTTGGCGATATTGGTGCTACAGTTGATTCCACGACAGAGGTTTATACTAAAATCGTGGATCTAGCAAAATGTACTGATATTGATATAAATATTCCTTACATGCAAACTACAGCTTTTTTAAATAGTATCACCACTTTCGCAAACCGTTATGCTAATGACGGTTCTCAAACTAATTCTG